GTTGTTTTTATGCTATAGCAAACGATGGAACTTCTGAATTTGAGGTTGGTATTGGAACAGTAACTGATGCAGCTACTGATACACTTTCAAGAACCACTGTAATCTCCTCTTCAAACTCAGACAACCTAGTTAATTTTACAGCAGGAACAAAAACTGTATTTTGTACTTACCCTGCAAAAAGAGCTCCGTCTGCAGCTATGACTGCAACGACTTACATTACAACACACAATTCAACTATATCTGATTCACAAACAATTGATTCTGGAGTTTTAGCAGGACCAGTTTCAGTAACAGGTACAGTAACAGTAACAGGAAATTTAGTAGTTATATAAAATGAGTCAAATAGAAGTAGATAAAATAATACCTCAATCTGGAACAGCTTTACAAGCTGGTGATTCTGGTGACACAATTACAGTACCATCAGGTGCTACTTTAAATTTAGCAAACGCTACAGTTACATATCCAGATGGTTCTGTGCAAAACGTAGATCTTGCAAACTCTTCTATTACAATAAACGGATCAGCAGTAGCATTAGGTGGATCTGTTACAGTTGGTGAAACAAAACCAACCATTACAGGTATTAGTCCATCAACAATAGAAAATACACAAACAGCTGTAACAATAACAGGAACAAACTTTGTATCTGTTCCTACTGTTGAAGCAATTAGTTCTACAGGCGCAATTACAAGAGCAGACACAGTTTCTTTTAGTTCTGCAACATCAATTGTTGCTAATTTTACTTTAGCAGTTGATGGCACTTATTTTATTAGGGTTGAAAATAACGATGGTAATGCAGTAAGATCAAGTTCAGCTTTACTTACAGTTTCAGATGCTCCAGCATGGACAACAGCTGCTGGTTCATTAGGAAGTAATTCTGCTGCTAGTTCAATATCATATACAGTAGCTGCAACAGGTGCTACATCTTTTGCTAAAACTTCAGGAACTTTTCCTGGAGGTGTCTCTTTAAATTCAGGTTCAGGTGTGATATCAGGTACAGAGAGTGGTGCAACTACTGAGACTACATATAGTTTCACTATTCGAGCAACAGATGCTGAAGGTCAAACGGCTGACAGAGCTTTCAGTATAACAATAACTGTCGGCATAAATAATTCGGGGCAATTCAACTAAACTAATATTATGGCATCAACATACTTATCAAGAACAAACGGAACAGCAACAGGAACACAAAAATATACTTTGGCTTTTTGGTATAAAAGGTCAGCCTTTGAGTCAGAGCATAGATTATTTAATAATCATGCTGACGATAACAATAAAGGTTTAGTTCGTATAGATTCAAGCAACAAGCAATTACACGTTAGAGATTATGCTTCAGGTTCACAGCAACTATTAGTAACAACCAATAGAAAATTTAGGGATCCAGGAGCGTTTTATCATATCTGTGTAGTGGTCGATACTACTCAAGGAACACAGGCAGATAGATGTAAAGTTTATGTAAATGGAGTACAAGAAACAGATCTTGCAACAGCAACATATCCGTCTCAAAATGCTAATTTAGCTTTTCAACAAGCTACAGCTTCAGGTCAAGCTAGAATAGGAACTCATAATGGTGGTAATGGAGATTTTTTAGATGGTATGTTGGCTCATGTTCATTATGTAGATGGATTAGCTTATGCTCCTACAACTTTTGGGGAGTTTGATTCAACAAGCGGAATCTGGGTTCCAAAAACTGCTCCTTCAGTAACCTATGGAAATAATGGTTACTTTTTAAAATTTGAGAATAGTGCTGCTATGGGTACAGATAGTTCAGGTAACTCAAACACATATACGGTTAATGGAACAATGACGCAAAACAACGACACACCTACAAATCTTTTTATGACTTTTAATCCTTTAGACGGTAAACCTTTTTTAAATACAACGTTTAGTAATGCCAATAACACTATTGCAACAGGTTCATCTTACACAGGAACAAATTGTAATATGTGGTTAACTCAATCCAAATGGTATTGGGAGATTAAATGTGTTTCTAAAACTGGAGATAATGACCATTATTCTATTGGTATAGATGGTGGTGATCCAGCAAGCGCAACTAATCAATATCCTGCTGCTTCTTCAAAAAGCTGGATGATTGATGGACATACAGGAAATGTTTTTAACAATAACTCTGGAACTTCTTATGGTGCTACTTTTGGAGCTGGAGATATTATTGGTATAGCTTTAGATTTAACAAATAATAAATTATATTTTTCTAAAAATGGTACCTGGCAAAATTCAGGAGTTCCTACAAGCGGTTCAACTGGAACCGGAGCGGTATCTATAACGGCTGCTGCAAGTACAGACATAAGATGTTATATTCCTTGTGCTACTTTTTGGTCGTCCTCTAGTGGAACTTTTGATTTAAATGCAGGTGGAGGATTTTTTGGAACAACGGCTGTGGCAAGTGCAAACGCAGACGCTAATGGTAATGGAGAAATGGAATATGCAGTTCCATCAGGTTACTACACACTTTGCACAAAAAATATAAAGGAATACGGTATTTAATATGGCATGGATAACATTTCAACCAAAAGATAATTTTAATTGCACAATATATACAGGTAATGGCTCAACACAAGCTATAACAGGAGTTGGCTTTCAACCTGATTTAGTATGGGGTAAGCGAAGAGTAAATTCAGGTGGTCATCATCAAGTATATGACTCAGTAAGGGGTGCTACTAAAACTATTTATGTAGATGGTACTTGGGCAGAAGGTACTAATTCAGACGCACTAACGTCTTTTGATACCGATGGATTTACAACAGGTGGCAACGGAGATTTTAACTCTAATGGTGATGCTTACGTTTCTTGGAATTGGAAAATGGGTACAACATCAGGTTTATCAGGAGGAACTATAACTCCTTCTTCTTATTCAATTAATGCAACAACTGGAGTAGGAATGTATAAATACACAGGCACAGGAAGTAATGCAACGATTGCTCATGGATTAGGTGTTGCTCCTAAATTAGTAATAGTAAAAAGAACAGACGCTACTTCTCAATGGAGTGTTTATCATTACGAAGTAGGAGAGGCTAAACATTTAGCTTTGGATGTAAAAATTGCTGAAGTAACAAGCTCTAATTATTGGAACGATACAGCTCCTACAAGCACTGTATTTAGTCTTGGTAGTGGCACAGATGTCAATGCCAGTGGTGGAACTTATATAGCTTATGTTTATGCAGAAAAAAGAGGATTCTCAAGAATTGGAAAATACATTGGAAACAATGATAGCGATGGAGCCTTCGTTTTTACTGGTTTCAAACCTGGATTCCTTATAACTAAAAGCATAAGTTCAGGTGATACTCAATGGATGATGAGAGACAAAAAAAGAGGCTTTAATGGAGCAATAAAAACTTTATATGCAGATAGTAATGAACAAGAAACATCAGCAGATTCAGTAGAATTATTATCTAATGGTTTTGTATTTAGAGATAATAGCTCTGCTCAAAATGCTGTGGCAGGTTATGCCTTTTGGGCATTTGCTGAAGAACCTTTAGTAGCTTCCAATAAGGATGTAGTAACAGCAGGATAATTATGAGTGAATTAAAAGTAAATAAAGTAACACCGAGATCAGGCACAACAGTACAAGTTGGAGAATCTGGAGATACGGTTAATTTATCTACTGCTACTGTAACTTTACCAAACTCAACTGTAACAAGTGATCAATTATCTGGATCTATTGTTAATGGAAAACTTGCAAACTCATCCATTACAATTAATGGTTCTGCTGTTTCTCTTGGAGGAAGTGTAACTATTGGAGAAACTAAACCTACAATTACAGGTATTAGTCCTTCTGTTATTACAAACGACGCAACTAATATTACAATAACAGGAGCAAATTATGTTAATACACCCATAGTTGAAGCTGTTAGTTCTACTGGAGTTATTACTTCTGCCAACTCAGTTTCTTTTACAAGTTCAACATCCATTACAGCAAATTTTACTTTAGCAACTGACGGCACTTATTTTATAAGAATTGAAAACAATGATGGTAATGCGGTAAGATCAGGTACTGCAATATTAACAGTTTCAGATGTTCCATCTTGGACAACTTCTGCAGGAAGTTTAGGGTCTTTTGGTGCGTCAGCAAATATTGGAACTATAAATTTAACAGCTACAAATTCAACAGGTATGGCGGTACAATCTGGTTCTTTACCTGGAGGAATAACATTAAACAGTGCTGCTGGAACTTCTACATTGACTGGAACTGAAACAGGTAGTACACAAGATACTACGTATAGTTTTACTATTCGAGCGACAGACGCTGAAGGCCAAACGGCAGACAGAGCTTTTACAATGACAATAGCACATGCAGCTAGTAACAGTATGGGCTTCAATTAGGATTTTATTATGGCATCAACTTATTTATTTAGAGCAAACGGATCAGGAACAGGAACTACTAAAGGCACAATAAGCCTATGGTTTAAAAGAGGTGTTTTAAGCTCAGCACAATATTTACATGGAGCTTATATAGATGGTAACAACAGATTTAAAATTGAATTAAATTCTTCAGACAAACTAGAAATTAATAATATTAATGGTGGTAGTGATACTATAATTTTAAACACAAATAGAGTATTTAGGGATGTTGCTTCTTGGTATCATCTTGTGCTTAGAGTAGATACAACACAAAGCACAGCAGCAGATAGAGTAAGACTATATATTAATGGTGTTCAAGAAACATCTTTTTCATCTTCAACTTATCCTTCTCAAAATGATACAAATTGGAAAACTTTAAATTCAGGTTCAACAATAGACATTGGAGCATATAATAATGGTGGTGGTTCAAGTGCTGGAAGTAGAACTGCTTGTTTTGACGGATTAATGACTCATTATGTGTTTACAGATGGACAATCTAATGCTCCTACAGTTTTTGGGGAAGTTGATTCAACTAGCGGAATTTGGAAAATTAAAACTGCACCATCAGTAACTTATGGAAATAATGGTTTCTTTTTAAAATTTGAAAACAGTGGAGCTTTAGGCACAGATAGTTCAGGTAATACAAACACATTTACATTAAGTGGTAGTGGTACTCAATCTATTGATACTCCATCTATAAATTATCCATCAATGAATTATTTATATATTTCACAATCAATGGGAACTTTATCACAACAAAATCTTCGACTAGCTGGTGCAGGTGGTTGGGGCGGTAGAGCAGGAACTATAGGTTTTTCAAAAGGTAAATGGTACTGGGAAGTTCAATGTGGAAATAGTGGTAATGCACATTTTTGGGGTATTGTAGATACTTCAGCAGACGTTAATCAATCTAATCCTCAAAACATGACAGGATCAACAGTTTTTTATAATGGAGCTGGAGGCGAAATTAGAAAAGATGGATCAGAAACCTCTGCTGATTATGGTACTTTTAGCGATACAGACTATTGTGGAATGGCTGTAGATTTTGATGCTGGTACAATGAGCATTTATAAAAATGGTTCTGCCATTGTTACTAACTATGCAATTTCATCAACTAAAAATTTATTATTACCAATTTTTATGCCTTACGATGATGCAATGAAAGTAAATTTTGGTACAGGTTCAAATGGTGCGTTTACAGTATCAAGTAATAGTGGCAATGGATATTCTGATGGAAATAGTCAAGGCATATTTCAATATGCTCCACCAACAGGATATTATGCAATTAATTCTAAAAATTTAAACACATACGGATAGGAGATAAAACATGGCATATTCAGGAGTAACAAAAGGCGAAAGCAAAATGAATGTAGTTAATTGGACAGGTAATGCTGCGGTAAGATCAATTACAGGAGTTGGATTTAAACCAGATATAGTTTGGACGAAAACTACTGCTTACACAACAGACTGGCAATGTTTTAATATACCACAAGGAGCTAATAAAAGATTAAAATTAAATGAATCGGATGCTCAAGCTACATATACTGATGCTTTAACATCGTTTGAAACTGATGGATTTAATTTGGGTGCAAACGCAGATATTAATGCTAACGGAAATACTTATTATGGTTGGTGTTTTAAGGGTGCTGGAACAGCATCTGCAAATTCTGATGGTTCTGCTGCAAACGTAACAGTATCTGCTGATACAACTGCAGGAATTAGTGTTGTTAAATTTGATATTGGTCAATCAGCTACAACAATAGGTCATGGTCTAGGTGTTGCTCCAAAGGTAATTATAATGAAAGAAATAACTGGCTCTAGTAATTGGATTACAGGCGGTTTTGGTATGGATTGGAATGGTTATTATCTGTTTAATACAAATGCTGATTTTTATAATTCAGGAGATGCAAGTACAGGAAGTGGAAGAATGTTTAAAGCTGGTGGTACTGAACCAACAACAACTGTATGGCATAGTAACGGAAGTGCTTGGTTAAGTGGAAGCACACAAACAGCTATTGCATATTGTTTTGCCGAAAAACCTGGATTCAGTTCTTTTGGAAACTACAAGGGTAACGGTGGATCAGACGGTGCTTTTGTTTACACTGGCTTTCGACCAAAAATGGTTATATGCAAAAAATCAAGTGGTGATGATGCTTGGAATTTATATGACGATACAAGATCAGCATCTGGTGGTACTAACCTTAACTCTTATTATATAAAACCAAACGAAAGCTCTGCACAAGGAACAAGCACTTCAGCTTCAATAGATATAGTAAGTAATGGTTTTAAATTAAGAGGTAATGATGGTGGAATGAACGGAACTGGTGCAACATACATTTACATGGCGTTTGCAAAATCACCTTTTGTAGCAAACGTAGGAAGCAACGGAATACCAACAACGGCTTTTTAAAAAATTATGAGTAGTATATTAAAAGTAGATACAATACAGGACCAAAATGGTAACCTTATCATCAGTAAAGATTCTGGTGGTGCAGGTTTTGAAGGTACATATTATTCTTCAGCTAGCCCTAAAGTATTTACAGTTAAAGTTATTACTAAAACTGCAGCTTCACCTTATCATAATGTTGGAAGTACTCTTGGTTATGAAATAAATGGTGTTGAAACACCTATTATAGATTTAAAAGGTCATGATTCAAGTAAACCATACTATTACAAATTTGATCAATCAGATGCTTCAAACGCAACTCATCCATTAAGATTTTATAACAACGTTGGTAAAACAACTGCATATACAACTGGAGTTACAACTTCAGGAACGCCGGGAAATGCAGGAGCACACACTACGATTGCTATCGATAACACAACACCAAATATTTTATACTATCAATGTTCTTCACATTCTAATATGGGGAACTTTATTAATCACAATTCTACAAAATTAAATACAGGTGCGTTTTTAGCAATGCCTGCAGCAGACGGTACAAATGGCCAAGCATTAACTACTAACGGATCAGGAACATTATCTTTTGCAACTGTAGAAGAAACTAAACCTACTGTAGCTGACGTATCTCAAACAATTGCACCGGCAACAGGAGTATCATTTAATATTACAGGTACAAATTTTTCTGGAATACCAAGAGTAGAATTTATTAAAACAGATGGAGCAATTACAAACGCAAATACAGTTAGTTTAAGTAGTGCCACAAGTTTAGCTGTAAATGCAACATTAGCATTAGGTTCATATTATGTAAGAGTAGAATTAGACTCTGGATTAGCTGGTAGAAGCACTAATGCAATTATTACTGCATCTACATCACCTTCTTGGACAACATCCGCAGGTTCTATTGGAACAATAGAAGGTAATTTTTCAGGAACGGTAGCGACAGTTGCAGCCACTTCAGATTCTACAATAGCTTATTCTGAG